TATAAAACTACAATAGATATATTTGTTGGGATGCTCCATCAATACGAAACGTTTGAAGAACAGTTTGAAGAAAGCGGATACAAAATAGAAGAAGAATACACAAACAAAGCTGGAGCAACTAACATGAGAAAGACACCTTTATTTTCGGCTATGGAAAAATTAAGAATGGATATTGCTACATACTCCAATTTACTATGCCTAAATCCAAAATCCCTAGAAAAAGTAACAGCAGAAAAACAAAACAAATCAAAACTCGCTAGTGTGCTAAGTGAGTTGGATAAGAAATGAAAGACTATAAAAATTATAAAGAGGTAATGGAGTATGTAGATAGTATATTATCTGGAAGAAAAGTAGCTTGTAAAGAGTTAATACAAGCATGTGAAAGATTCAAAAGAGATTTAGATAATAAAGAATATGAATTTAACCCAAAAGATGCTGAGTTTGTAATAGGAATAATAGAGAAAACTTTTGTACACGACCAAGGGGAAAGATTAGATGGTTCACCATTAAGAGGTGAGCCTTTTTTATTAGAGCAATGGCAGAAGTTTATTATATATAATCTATTAGGTTTTCATTTAAAAGGCACACAAATAAGGAGATATAAAGAAGCTTTTATAATGATACCTAGAAAAAATGGGAAAGCCTTAAGTTTGGATACTCCTATACCAACTCCTGAAGGTTGGTCTACTATGGGAGAACTAAAAGTAGGGGATACTGTATTCGGTAAAGATGGTAAACCGACTAAAATAACCTATAAATCTGAGGTATTCACAAACCATGTATGTTATGAGGTAGAATTTGAAGATGGGGAAAAAATAATAGCAGATGCAGAACATATATGGCAAGTGATGACAAAAGATAGCAGAAGAAGTTACAATGATTATGTGAAAGGTAAGAGACAAAACTCTAAATACAAAGACCTGCAAGGGTATTTCAATATTACAACTAAAGAAATGGCAAATGATTTTAAGAAAAAGAGGAAAGATGGAAAAGGGTTTGAGTATAAATATCGTGTTCCAATGAATGAGCCAGTAGAATATCCAGAACAACAGTTAATAGTAAAACCATATACATTAGGTGTATGGTTGGGTGATGGGGATAAAAAAACAACTGAAATAACTTGTTCAGATGAAGACATAGAAGAAATGAGAAGGCATATAGAAAAAGATGGATATAAAACAAAGATATACGACAAGGAAGACAGAACTAATAGCATAGGCGTAGATATAGGTGTACCATACAAAGGAAATGGAAATAAAAATAGGTTAAGAGAACAATTGAGAGAAATAGGCGTATTCGAAAACAAACATATCCCTAAAATATATTTACAGTCATCTATTGAGCAAAGAATGGAACTACTAAGAGGATTGATGGATACTGATGGAACAGTAAGTAAATCAGGACAATGTGAATTTGTACAAACTGATAAAGTTATAATAGATGGCGTTAGCGAGTTATTATATTCTTTAGGGATCAAACACAATGTAAAAAAAGAACACAACATATTAAATGGTAAAAAATACGAGTATTACAGGATAACTTTTTTTGTATCAAAAAGTAATAGTTGTTTTAAGTTGCAAAGAAAGCACAATAGATTGAAAGATAAACTTTCCCCTAGAATGAAAAATAAATCTATTACAAACATCAAGAAAGTAAAAACAGTAGCCACTCAATGTATAACAGTAGACAATAAAGATAATTTATACCTAGCAGGAAAAAACTTCACAGTTACACATAATACTAGATTTGCAGCCGCTTTAGCGTGGGCTTTATCACTACTGGAAAGAAAAAGTGGAAGTAAAATATATATAGTTGCAGCTGCATTAAGACAAGCTATACAATCATTTGAATTCATAAATTTTAATATACGAAATATGGGAGAGGAAGATAGCTTTAGAATATTAAACAACAATCAAGAAAGGTCTATAAGTGGAGAACTTGGAGATGGGTCCATATTCATTGAAGCATTAGCGGCGAATCCAGATAAACAAGACTCACTAAACTGTAACTTAGCTATAGCAGATGAATTACATGCTTATAAAACACCAAAGCAATACAACATCATCAAAGAAGCTATGAAGGCTTACACAAATAAGCTAATGATAGGTATTACAACAGCAGGAGATAATATGAATTCATTCTGCTATCAGAGGATGAAGTATTGTCAAAAAATATTAGGCGGTACAGTTAAAGACGAAAGTTACTTTGTATTTATAACAAAAGCAGATGAAACAGAAACAGGAGAAATTGATTACGCTAATCCAATAGAACATGAAAAAGCAAACCCTAATTACGGTGTAACAATTCGTCCTGAGGACATGATGAATGATGCTTATCAGGCACAGAATGACCCACAACAAAGAAAAGATTTTCTAGCTAAATCACTAAACATCTACACAAGTGCAATGAAAGCATACTTCAATATAGATGAATTCAGGGCAAGCGATAAAAAATATAATTGGACCATAACAGAACTGGCTAAATTACCAATTAAATGGTATGGTGGCGCCGACCTATCCAAGATGCACGACCTTACAGCAGCTGCTCTGTATGGAGTTTATAATGACGTAGATATAGTTATTACTCATGCATGGTTTCCTATAGTAGCAGCGCATAAAAAAGCTGAAGAGGACAATATTCCTTTGTTTGGTTGGAAAGATGATGGCTGGCTAACGATGTGTAATACTCCAACCGTCAATTATGATGATGTAATCAAGTGGTTCATAAAAATGCGGGACAAGGGTTTTAAAATAGACCAGGTTGGATTTGATAGAAAGTTTGGGAGAGAATTCTTCCTTGGTATGAAAATGCACAGGTTCAGGATAGAAGATACTCCACAGCTTTATTATTTGAAGTCAGAAGGTTTTAGAAGGATAGAGAAAAAGGTGAAGGATAAAAAGTTTTATTACCTGCATAGTGAGGCGTTTGAATATTGTGTTCAGAACGTACGAGCTATAGAGCAAACCGATGACGCTGTGAAGTACGAGAAGGTAGAACCTACACAAAGGATAGATATATTCGACGCAAGCGTGTTTGCAGCTATGCAAATGTTAAAGAGTATGCAAAAAAGCGAACTTGCTAAAAAATGGCTTAAAGGTGGTGAGTAGATGGGAATAAAGCTATATTGGGAATATCTTAAGTATGTAATGGAACATAAGAAAAATGTTTTTATTGAGTGTTGGAAAGAAAAGTTGTATTTTCATGCTTTTACCCATGATTTAAGTAAATTTTCTATAAAAGAATTTTTTCCATATGCTAAATGGTTTTATGGCAAATATGGAGTTAAGTGCAAAGAAAATAATATTTATAAAGAAAAATGCAAAAATAATTTCGAAAAAGCATGGCAACATCATAAAGATAAAAACAAACATCATTGGAATTATTGGTATGAGAGAGATTTAGAAATGCCAGTAAAACATTTAAGGCAAATGATATGTGATTGGAAAGCAATGACTAGAAAATTTGGAGGCACTGCACAATCATATTATTTAAAAAATTATAAAAACATAAAATTAAAGAAGTATTCAAGAATGCTATTAGAGCACTTATTAGGACTTAACGAAAGTATGTATCATAATTACGGAAATACCTTAGAAGATATAATAGAAAAACAAGGCATAGAATGGTGGAACAGGAATTGTAGTCACTTGAAATGCATGCATGGAGTTGACTTGTTAAAGGTTTTATGCGAAGAGGTGAAATAGATGAGATGGTTCAAAAATTTGAGAAATAAGATAAAAACAAGAGCAGAGCCAAACGATTATATAGGGCTTTTCATGGCTGGCGAAGATGTATCAATACTTACAGGATATACAAAACTATCCGACAATCCAGAAGTAAAAATAGCAGCGGGGAAAATAGCAGACCTTATATCCAGTATGACAATACATCTCATGCAAAATACAGAAGATGGGGATATAAGAATTAAAAATGAGCTGTCAAGAAAGATAGACATTAATCCTTATTCATTGATGACTAGAAAAGCATGGATGTATAACATAGTTTATACAATGTTGCTAGAAGGAGAAGGTAATGCAGTTGTATATCCGAAGATGCGAGACGGGCTAATAGATGAGTTGATACCACTTAATCCTCATTCTGTGTCGTTTATTGACACAGAGGACAGCTATAATGTTATTTATAAAGGACAGACATACAGGTATGACGAAGTATTGCATTTTACAATCAACCCTAATCCGTTACGTCCATGGATAGGTACAGGATACAGAGTGGCAATAAAAGACATAGTAGACAACCTAAAACAAGCGATAGCAACAAAGAAAACATTTATGAGTGGTAAATATATGCCTAGTTTAATTGTAAAAGTCGATTCTCTTACTGCCGAGTTATCAAGTGAAGAAGGCAGAGAAGGTGTATTCAATAAATATTTAGAAAGAGCTAGAGCAGGACAGCCCTGGATTATTCCAGCGGAATTACTAGAGGTTGAGCAAGTCAAGCCACTATCTTTAAAAGACATAGCAATAAATGAAACCGTAGAAATAGACAAAAAGACAGTTGCAGGTATATTTGGAGTACCTGCTTTTTTATTGGGTGTAGGAAAATACAACAAGGAAGAGTACAACAATTTTATCAATTCAACAATATTACCTATAGCTAAAGGCATAGAACAGGAATTAACCAGAAAACTTTTATACAGTCCAGATTTGTATTTTAAATTTAACCCACGTTCATTGTACGCGTATGACTTAAAGGAGCTAGCAGACGTAGGGAGTGACATGTTTGTTAGAGGTATAATGACAGGAAATGAAGTTAGAGACTGGTTAGGGTTATCGCCTAAAGAAGGATTATCAGAACTCACAATACTTGAGAACTATATACCACTAGACAAAATAGGTGACCAGAAAAAGCTTATACCGGGAGGTGATGATAGTGGAGACTAGAGAGATATATCTTAAGACAGATTTTAAGGTCAGAGAACAAGAAAAAGAAAGATATATCGAAGGATATTTCATTAGATTTAACGAAGAGACTGAATTATGGCCAGGCGTATATGAAGAAGTAAGTCCTGAAGCAGTTGTAAACAGCCTAAAAAATAACGATATAAGGTGTTTATTCAATCATGACACAAGTATTGTGTTAGGTCGAACAGGCAACGGAACACTTGAACTAAAAGCAGATGAAAAAGGTGTATATGGTAGAGTAAAAATAAACCAAAACGACAAGCAAGCCATGGATATTCTAGCAAGAATAGAAAGAGGAGACATAAACGCTTGTAGTTTTGGCTTTAATATTATCAAAGAAGAGACAGAGAATAGAGAAGATGGAACAGTTAAGTTTATTTTGAGGGAAATTGACTTAAAAGAAGTGTCTCCAGTAACATTTCCTGCTTATCCGACTACTTCAATAAGTGCTAGAAAGAAAGATTACAAGCAATATAAAGAAAAACAACTTAAATTAAGAAAAAATAAATTGAAAGAGAGGTTGAGGAATATATGTTAAGACAATTAATGCTATCTAAAAAAATTGAACAAAGAAAAGCTAGTTTGCAGGAACTAATAGACCAAGAAGAAAAACTAAAGACCAGAGAAGCAGAACTTGAACAAGCACTAGAAGAGGCACAAACAGATGAAGAAGTGAATACAGTTGAGGAAGAAGTAAATAAACTTGAAAAAGAAAAACAAGAACTAGATGAAAAAAAATCTAATTTAGAAAGCGAAATAGCAGATCTTGAAGGCGAATTAGAGCAACTTAATTCCAAAGAGCCTAAAAATGGAAAAAGAGATTCAAAGAAATCTGAAAGGAGAAGTGAGAATATGAATAGAATGCAAGTTAGGGAATTATTAAGGACTGGCGAATATTACGAGAGAAGCGAAGTAAAAGAGTTTTATGAGAAATTTAGGAATTTGAGAGCAGTAACAGGCGGAGAACTAACAATCCCTGACATTGTAGTAAATAGAATAATGGACATCATGGGAGATTATACAACTTTATATCCTCTTGTAGACAAAATTCAAGTAAAGGGAACCACTAGAATTCTTGTGGATACTGACACTGCTCCAGCAACATGGATTGAGCAAAGCGGAACTATACCTACTGGAGATGTAGGAACTATCACAAATATTGATTTCGACGGTTTTAAAGTAGGAAAGGTAACATTTGTAGACAACTATCTATTACAAGATAGCATAATTAATCTTGACGCTTACGTAACAAATAAAATTGCAAGAGCTATTGCAAAAGCACTAGACAAAGCTATAGTAAAAGGCGAAGGCGCAGCGAACAAACAGCCAACAGGAATTATTCCAAGTCTTCCTGCTGAAAATAAAGTAACCGTAGAAGCAGATGAAAACTTGCTTAAAAACTTAATTAAGAAGGTTGGGCTAATAGACACAGGAGAAGATAGTGTTGGTGAAATTGTAGCACTTATGAAACGTTCAACATATTACAATAGACTTGTAGAGTACAGCATACAAGTAGATTCTAATGGGAATGTAGTAGGCAAATTACCAAACTTAAGACAACCTGATTTAGTAGGACTTAGAGTAGTGTTCAACAACAATCTTGATGACGATACAGTATTGTTCGGTGATTTTTCAAAATACACACTTGTAGAAAGAGAAAATATTACTATCGACAACTCCACACATGTAAAATTTGCAGAAGACCAGACAGCATTTAGAGGAAAAGGCAGATTTGACGGTAAACCAGTTAAGCCTGAAGCATTTGTTTTAGTGACTATCCAAGATGCTCCTGAAGCGTAGGGGTTGATATGATTGAAAGCTAAAGTATTAAAGCAATTTAAAGATAAGTACACTAAAGAACTCTATAAAAAAGGGCAAATAATAGAAGTGACCAACGAGCGGTATGAGGAAATAAACTCTACCGCTCATGGTGTTTTAGTAGAGGCAATAGAGCAAGACGGGGGTTGGAAAGATTATGCCGAGAAGTATCCTTTAACTGAAGGATGGCTTTCTAGTATGACCAAAATGGAATTAGTTGAATATGCAAAAAGCAAAGGAGTCGAGTTAAATACACGAATGACAAAAGCAGAGATGATAAAGGAGTTGATGTGATGGATACATCAACTGTATTAGAATTGGTAAAAGCAAGATTAGGTATCTCTACAACTGTTAGGGATACCTATTTAATTGCTATTATAGACGGAGTAATAAAAGAATTAGAAGATGAAAAAGGGATAGTATTAGACAGTACTAATCCGTATCACCTTATGTTCGTTGTGGATTATGCGACGTGGAGATATCAAAACAGGGACAGCGAAGGAGCAATGCCAAGACATCTTCAATACAGACTGCATAATTTGGTTATTCATGCAGGCAAAGAGAGTGATGAAGCATGACTTATGACTATGAGCTAACACTTATTGGATACGAAACCGAATATGACGAGATAGGACAAGAAATAAACGTGCCAGTAGAAAGAAAAATACTATGTGGGATTAAGTCTATTGGAAGAAATGAATTCTATGCAGCAGCACAAGCAGGGTTAAGACCTTCTATTACTTTTGTTATACATGGCTATGAATATAGTGGAGAAAGGGAAGTTGAATTTGAGGGAGAAAAGTTTAAAGTTATACGAACCTATTCAGTAGATTTTGAGGAAATGGAATTGATTTGTGAGAAGGTGATTGGTAATGTCTAATATATCAGTAGACCAATTAGCCACCGAAATAGCGAAAGGACTTGCAGAATATACACAAGACGTAGTTGAAGGCATTGACAAAGCAAGCAATAAAATAGCCAGTAACGCAGTAAAAAAGCTTAAAGCAGACTCTCCGAAAGATAGCGGCGAATATGCTAAAGGTTGGACTAAAAAAACTGAAAAGAAATATGGGGAAACCAACAGTCACGTAATCTATAACAAGAACAAACCGCAACTCACACACCTTCTTGAGCATGGCCACGCCAAACGAGGTGGCGGTAGAGTAGAAGGCAAACCTCATATAAGACCAGTCGAGGAACAGGTTATTCAAGAATTTTCAGCAGAAGTTGAGAGAATCGTAAAAGGGGGTTAGGACATGACACAAACCGAATTATACAATCTTCTAAAATCTACAGGGTTACCAGTAGCTTACCATCATTTTGAAGAGCCTCCTAACCTGCCTTATATAATTTATCTGTTTACTTACTCTAGCAATTTTGCAGCAGATGGCAAGATATACAAGAGATTTGATAATTATCAAGTAGAATTGTATTCAGAAAAGAAAGATTTAGAAAGCGAACAGCTACTAGAAAATATTTTTGATGAAAACGACATTTATTACGATAAGTCTGAAACTTATATTGAAAGCGAAAAAATGTATCAAGTTATTTATGAAATTCAAATATAGGAGGTATGAACATGGCTAATAAAGTTAAGTATGGGCTTAAAAATGTTCATTATGCAGTTATAACTGAAAACGATGGTGAAACAACTTATGATACACCAAAACCAATACCTGGGGCTGTTAATTTAACATTAAGCCCTAGAGGGGAAAGAACAGAATTCTATGCAGATGATATGCTATATTACACAGAGAGCACAAATGACGGATATGAGGGTGATTTAGAAGTTGCATTATTCCCAGATGAATTTAAAAAAGATGTATTAGGATATAAAGAAGATGCAAATGGGGTACTCTTTGAAGATTCAAATGCAAGACCAAAGAACTTTGCTTTACTTTTTGAATTTAGTGGGGATAAAAATGCAGTAAGACATATTTTATATAATGTAAGCCCAAGCAGACCCAATTTACAAAGCACTACAAAAACAAATACCGCAGAACCGCAAACTGAAACAATGAGTATAGTAGCCAGTCCAGCACCAGATACAGGCATGGTGAAAGCAAAAGTAGAACCGGGACAAGCACAATATGACACTTGGTATCAACAAGTATATACCTATGTAGACCCTGTAGAGGAGTGATTAGATGGAAAAAATATTGACGATAGATGGGCGCCAGGTGAAATTCAAAAGCACTGGCGCTTTTTTACTGAAGTATAAAGCGCAGTTTGGACGAGACGCATTGCAAGACATTTTTAGGTTACAGAACGCTATAAATACAAAAACAAATGAGATAAAAGACTTATCAGCTTTGGACCTTGAGGTATTCTATAACCTAATCTGGACATTAGCAAAAACAGCAGACCCTTCAATACCACCACCAATGGAATGGTTGGATACATTTAGTGAATTTCCTTTGATAGACATTATTCCGGAAGTAGTAGATATGATATTTAGCTGCTTAAAATCAACTGCGACTAGTAAAAAAAAATAAAAGATGATAAAAAGCCCTCTTTCGAGCTAACAACTGAAATGTTGATGGTGCGAGCTATAGAAAGAGGGCTTAGTTTATATGATTTCAAAGAAATGACTGTTGGAATGATATTAGACTTCATAATAACTTACAATAATTTAAACATTAAAGAAGATAGTGAAGAAGACGAGATACGAGAAGCAACCCAAGAAGATTTTGACAAGTTTTAAAGCAGGAAGGCAGGTGAGATAATGGCGAGCAAGTATATTAAAGGCATTACAATAACCTTGGGGGCCGATACACAGAAACTCACGAAAGCATTAGAAGGTGTAAACAAACAGAGTAGAGACCTGCAAGGAGAACTGCGTCAGGTTGACCGTCTCCTAAAACTTGACCCTTCTAACACGACCTTAGTCGCACAAAAACAAGAACTTTTGAGTAAAGCAATATCTAATACTAAAGAAAAACTGGAAACTCTCAAAGAAGCAGAAAGACAAGTACAACAACAGTTTGAACGTGGTGAAATAGGAGAAGAACAGTATAGAGCTATTCAAAGAGAAGTTATACAAACAGAACAGCAATTAAAAAATCTTGAACAACAATTGGAAAATACTAATAACAGTTGGAAAGAAGCAGCTGAAAATCTTGAGAAATTCGGTAACAAAGCTAAAAATATTGGAGAGGGCATGACTAAAAAAGTAACACTGCCGATACTAGGAGCTGGAGCGGCATCATTTAAAATGGCTGCAGATATTCAGGATGCAGTCGGGGCAACGGAACAGATATATAAAGACGCTGCTAATGCTGTAAAAAAATGGGCAGACAGTCTAGATCCTGCCTATGGTATAGCTGAAAGTGAAGCTTTAGAGTATGCTAATATGATGGGTTCGCTTTTACAAAATATTGGAGGCCTTACTGAAAAAGAAGCTGCGAAACAAGCGCAAACGCTAGTGCAACTTGCTGGGGATTTAACTGCTATGTTTGGTGGGACTACTCAGGATGCAGTAAGAGCTTTAACAGGGGCACTTAAAGGTAATAATTCTATGCTTGATAACTATGGTATAGCAGCTAATGAGGCAATGATTAAGACTAAAGCTTTAAAAATGGGATTGATTAAAGAAGGAGAGCAATTAGATTCTGCATCAAAACAGGCTGCAACGCTTGCCTTGATAATGGAACAGACTGGGGCAGCGCAAGGGCAAGCAGCTAGAGAAGCAGATGGTGCCTCTGGATCTATGAGAGCTCTTTTAACAGAAATTAAGAATCTTTCCACAGACATAGGGGAAACTCTACTTCCTGTTATAACTCCTTTCATACAAAAGGTAAGAGATATTATAGTAGCCTTTGGCGAGCTATCTCCTAGTACACAAAAAGTCATAATGGCTATAGCTGGTATTGCTGCTGCAATAGGACCTTTATTAATTATAATTGGGCAGATGTCATTAGGTTTATCGTCATTGATAACTTTCTTTACTGGGACAACGACAGCTGCAGCAGGAACTACAACAGCAGTAGCGGGAGCAACGGCTGCAACAAGTGGATTTAGTAAGGTTATAGCAGCAATAACTGGTCCAGTGGGCATAGCAATAGCAGCAATTGCAGGAATAATTACTGTAATAGTTGCTCTATGGAAGACAAACGAAGAATTTAGAGAGAATGTTAGGGCTATATGGGAACAGATAAAAGAAATATTTAATTTAGCTTTAAATAAAATACAAGAAATAGTTACTAGTATATATAATGCTATTTTAAGTTTTTGGATGCAAAATAGTGAGCAAATAAAAAATATTACTAGTGCAATATGGAATGCTATTGCAGGTATATTTAATGGAACACTGAAAATAATACAAGGTTTATTAGATGTATTCATAGGTTTGTTTACTGGGAATTGGGAAAGATTTGGAAATGGTTTAAAATTAATATGGCAAGGTATATGGGTTGCAATACAAGGAATAATTGATTCAGCAAAAACTATTATCCAAAATATAGTAGAAATATTTATTAATGTTATTAGTCAGAAATGGGAAGGGTTTGGAAATGTTTTGCAGACTATATGGGATACTGTATGGAGCACAATCCAAACTGTTATTGACTTGGCAACACAGATAATACGAGGTATATTTGATGTGTTTGTTGGGCTCTTTACAGGCGATTGGAAAAGAATGAGTAAAGGAATAGAGAATATATGGCAAGGCATGTGGAATGGGATTAAAGCTATAGTTGAAGGTGCGTGGAATTTGCTTTCAGGTGCATTTAGTAGTTTATGGCAAAGCATATCGAATTGGTTTGGTAATTTAATAGATTCGGCGTTTGACTGGGGCAAGAATCTAATTGACGGATTTATAGGCGGCATAAAATCAATGATTGGTAAAGTAAAAGATGCAGTAACATCTGTAGTAAATACCGTATCTGACTATATAGGTTTTCATTCCCCAGCAAAGAAGGGTGAAGGTCGTTATATAGTTGAATGGGGGCAAAACATGATAGAAGGTTTTATGGAAGGTATGCAAAAGGCTCTGCCAGAATTGCAGATGTCGGCTAAAGCAGTTATGCCTACTATCAAGAATGAAATAGTGAACACGACACAAATTGACTATAGTAAAATACCCAAAGGTGACACAATTATAAACGTCTACAATCCACAACCAAGACCAAGCGAATTAGCACGACAAATTAAGAAAACACAGCAAGAATTGGCGTTAGGTTTTTAAAAGGGGTGAGAATATGAAAGGTAGGTATGAAAAGATTATATATGAGAATGATAGAGGACAAAAAGTAGAAATAGCATATTCTTTCCCTTACTTTTTACAAAGTTTAATTGGAGTTGATGGAACTAATGCAGAAATAACAAAAATAAAAGGTGTAGGTCAAGATGGAACGACTATTACAAATGTAAATTTATCAGATAGAAATCTTCAAATTTTAGGTTCTATTAAAGGAGAAACAAAAGAAGAAATAGCAAAGTATAGGGCAAAATTATTACAAGTGTTTAATCCTAAAATAAAAGGCTGGCTTCAATATGAATATGGCGATATAAAAAGACGTATAAGATGCCAAGTTGAAAATGCTCCTGTGTTTTCTAAACAAAATAAATCTTTTAAATATCAAGATTTTCTAATAGACTTAATTGCCCCTAATCCATATTGGCAAGATATAAATACTACTAAAGAAGAAATAGCAATATGGAGAAATGTGTTTGAATTTCCATTAGAGTTATTAGAAGAAGGCATTGAGTTAGGGTATAGAGAACCTAGCCTTATTGTCAATGTTTTTAACAAAGGTGACGTACCATGTGGGATGAAAATACAATTCAAGGCGCTTGCTACAGTTGTCAATCCTAGCTTATTTAATGTGAATAATAGGGAGTATTTTAAGATAAATAAAACTATGGAAGCAGGGGAAGTTATAACAGTAACTACACATTTTCAAAATAAGAGAGTTGAGTTAAATAAGAATGGAGTAGTAAGTAATGCTTTTAATTGGATAGATCTAAATAGTACGTTCTTACAGCTAGAACCAGGAGATAATTTGTTCCGCTATGATGCGGATGAAGGAATCGACAATCTTGAAGTTAGCATTTATTTCACGCCTGCATACCTTGGGATATGAGTAATTGCAATAGCTTTGTTGTTTAAGGTGTGATATAATATAAGTAGTGGGATAGGGTAGCTCCTGACAAGTGAAGTATTCCGAAACTTCATTTCCTACTTTAAAAATAGTTCGAACAAGCACTATCGGAGGTGTGTTTATTGTGGCAAGAAAAATAACGTTAGATATAGTAAAAAGAGAGCTAAGAGATATAAATCCTAATATTGAGGTATTGAGCAAACAGTATGTGAATGCTAAAGCAAAGTTAGATTGCAGGTGTGTGATAGATGGATATAGATGGAAAGCCAACTGGAACAGTTTGAAAAGTGGATTTGGATGTCCTAAATGTGGAATTAGAACACTCTCTAAAAAACAAAGATTAACAATTGATGAAGTGAGAAAACGACTGAATAAAATTAACCCCTATATCGAAATTTTAAGTGAGAAATATACAAATGCACAAACCAAACTCAACTGTAGATGTAAAGTCGATAATCACGAATGGAAAGCAACTTGGAATAATCTATCTAAAGGTAGTGGATGCCCTAATTGCAAAGCCAGAAACAATAGCAAAAGATTTAGTTTTACTTTAAATGCAGTTAAGAATGAGCTTGAAAAAATTAATCCAAATATAAAAATCTTGAGCGATAAATATATAAATAATACTAGCATGTTAAAATGCAAATGTTTAATAGATGATCACGAATGGAAAGCGAATTGGAGTAATCTACAACAAGGTAAGGGTTGCCCCAAGTGTGCAGTTAGAAATGTAAGTGGTCAAAATTGTTATGCTTGGAAAGGGGGAATAACTCCCTTGCATATCCATCTTAGAAATACTATTTCACCTTGGAAGGGAGATAGTTTTAAAAAATATAATTACAGGTGTGCTATTACTGGAACAAATAAACATCTCACAATTCATCACTTATATAATTTTAGCGATATTTTAGAGGAAGTGCTAAAGAAAACAAAACTGCCGTTATATCAAGAAATAGGCAAATATACTAATAAAGAATTGAGGTTATTAGAAGACACCTGTTTAGAGCTTCATTATAAATATGGCTTAGGAATATGCTTAACTAGGAAAATCCATGAAGAATTTCATAGTTTATATGGTCGAAGCAATAACACAAGAGAACAATTTGAAGAATTTAGACAAATGAAAATTAACAATAATGCATCTTAGGGAACTAAGGTGCTTTTATTATGCTGAAATGGGGTGTGATTATGGAGTTATATATATTCGATAGAGATTTAAACTTTCAGGGAATACTTGAAAGTTTTTTTAGCTTGATTTGGACTAGAAGATATAGTAAATGTGGGGAATTTGAGTTACATTGCAATCTTACTCCAGAAACAATAGAGCTACTCAAAAGAGAAAATATAATCTGGAAAAAGGGAGACCTTGAAGCAGGTTATATTGAATATCGAAATTTATCGCAAGATAGCAATGGACAAGAAACTCTAGTTGTAAAAGGCAAATTTCTAACAGGATATCTAGGCAGACGAATTATATGGGGTACAGAAAACCTAAATACAACTGCAGAGATGGCTATTAGACAGCTTATTAATAAAAATGCTATAAATCCTTTGGATACTGATAGAAAAATTGATTTACTGGCACTTGGAGAACTTAAAAACTATATTCAAACTGTTAACAAACAAGTAAGTTATAAAAATCTGCTTGAAGAAATAGAAAATATAGCAAACACAAACGAATTAGGCATTAGAACTCTAATAGACATACAGAATAAAGAAATGATATTTGATTTATACGAAGGGCTAAACAGAACAGCAAGTCAAAGTGTTAATGCTCCGGCTATTTTTAGTAAAGAATTTGAAAATATACTAGAGCAGGAATACACGGACAGCTTAAACAATTACAGAAACGTAGTTTTAGTAGCTGGAGAAGGTGAAGGCTCTACCAGGGAATTAGTTACGGTAGGCCAAGGTATAGGACTAGATAGATTTGAAATGTTTGTAGATGCAAGAGATTTGCAAAATACAATATATGAAGATGGAGAAGAAACAAATATTCCATCAGAACAATACAGAGAAATGCTTAAAAATAGAGGGATGAGTAAGCTATCTGAATATAAGGAAATACAAACCTTTGATAGCAAGATAAACTTAAGAAGTAATCTAACCTACAAACATGATTTTGACTTGGGCGATATAGTAACTTGCACTTCTAAAAAATGGGGAATTACAATAGATACAAGAATTACAGAGGTAGAAGAAGTTTACGAGGAAAGTGGTAAACAAATTAATGTAGTCTTCGGTAACAACATACCAACCCTTATAGATGTAATTAAGAGAGAGGTGAGATAATGGCTATAAGAAGTGGTTTTTTTAATTCGGTGAATGGAGATAGGAAATATGATGCAAAGAGGTTTGCAGAGTATTTTGCTAGTTTTATTGGGAATGGTATATTTCCTAATCCTTCTGACTGCTTACAAGTTATATCTAATAATGATATGACTATAACTGTAAGACCAGGTAAGGCATGGATTAATGGATATATTCTTATTAATGATGATGATTATATTCTTGAAATAGAACCCGCTGATGGAGTGCTTAATCGAATTGACCGTATTGTCGCTAGATATGATGTTGTAGATAGGGAAATAAGGCTAGAAGTTAAGAAAGGTACATTCGCAAGCGAACCGACGGCACCAGACCTACAGAGAGATACAGACGCATACGAATTGGCACTTGCAGATGTATATATTGCCGCAGGGGTAGTAAGTGTAACTCAGGCAAATATTACGGATTTAAGATTAAACAATGAGTTATGCGGTATTGTCCATGGAACAGTAGAGCAAGTAGATACTACAACACTGTTCAATCAGTATGTGGACTGGTATACTACAACAACAGGACAAGCAGAAACAGATATAGAAGCAATTAAGCAACAATTTCAGGCGGAATTTGACGCTTGGTTTGCTGGGATAAAAGATATTTTAGATGAAAGCACAGCAGGTAACTTGTTGAACTTAATTGAAGAACACAAAAATGATACTAACAATCCTCATAATGTTACCACAGAACAAATCGGCGCAGAAACCCCCGTAGGCGCACAAGCTAAGGTAAATAACCATGCAGAAGTGACATCTACTATATCTACTCTTGGACACGTATATGAAGCTGAATTTACAGTTACTATAGCTGCTGCAAGTTGGAGTGGTACTACTCCTCCTTACTCCAATGCAGTTACGGTGAATGGTATAACACCTTCTCACAACCCCATTATAGATGTAATTATGTCTGGGGCATATTCTACTGACCAACAAAGATGTGAGCAATGGGGTAATATTTATAGAGCTACAACAAGCTCAAACACGATAACATTTTATGCACATGAAAAACCTACAATAGATTTACCTATCAGAGTTAAGGTGGTGATGTAGTATGGGAGAAGCGATATTAACAAGACGTGGTGGAATATTAAAGATTACAGGACAAACAGAAGAAACAGTTAGATTTGGCGAGGCGATAAATAAATATGACCCTGTTTATGGTAAATTTGTAGTGACGAAACTGCCAGACCCATCAACATTGCCTACGGGTGTTGGGCGTGGAGTTGCATTTGACCCAACAGGCATATATCTAGCTGTAGCTCATTATAGCAGTCCATATATCACAATTTACAAACAAAATGGTGACACATTCACGAAACTATCAAACCCATCAACATTACCAACGTATGATGCGTATGGAGTTGCATTTGACCCAACAGGCATATATCTAGCTGTAGCTCATCATAACAGTCCATATATCACAATTTACAAACGAAGTGGGGATACATTCACAAAACTGTCAGACCCATCAACATTACCAACGAGTCATGGGTACGGAGTAACATTTGACCCAACAGGTACGTATCTAGCTGTGGCTCATTATAGCAGTCCATATATCACAATCTATAAACGAAATGGGGATACATTCACGAAACTATCAAACCC